TAGATTTCTAATGGATGAGCAATGGATGGGTATGGTTATGATGGTTGCTATTAACCCATTCCTTTGCCTACCAATGAACCATTATACAATTGAAGTAAAGACCTTTAAACAAAGAGCATTGATTGCAATGGCATTTAGTTTAGGTTTTGCAGTTGGTGTAATGACAATTAGACCATTTTTTATTTAAAAAAAACAAAACAATGATAGAACTAATAAAAGAAATAATCGAACAAGACGGACTTGCACAGAAAAACCGAAAACGTGAAATAGTACACAGGAGAATTTATTTGTTTAGAAAGCTACGCGAAGACGGACACACACTAAAAGGAATTGGAAGTTTATTCAATATGAACCACGCAACAATACTACACGGTTTAAAAACTTACCAAGACTTAAGCGATGTAAACGACAAACTATTTTTACACGACATTGAATACTACAAATTGCTTTTGAGTTTAGAACGTCCAGAACTTGACTTGCGTAAAGAAATAAAAGAAGCAAAGAACTTAAAAGACTTGCGTAAAATTCAATTACGAATAAAAAATAAATTTTATTAATCGTGTTTATGTTAAATTAATTATTAAATTTGCGATATGGTTCGGTCTCACGTAATAGAACAAAAAAAATTATTAACCCTTGTTAATGAAGCAGAAGTGAGACCCTGTGGATTCAACAGGGGTTTTTCATTTAAAAAAAATTAAAGTATGAAAGGTTGGATTAAAATACACAGGTGCTTATTAGAAAACCCAATTTACAATTGTGAGCCATTTGATAGGACACACGCTTGGATTGATTTATTATTATTAGCAAACCACAAAGAAGGATATTTTTATAAACGTGGTATTCGTATTGATGTAAAAGAAGGGCAAGTTGGTTACGATATTGATAGTTTAGGTAAGCGCTGGAAATGGTCAAGGGGCAAAGTTGAAAGGTTTTTAAATTCGTTAGAAAATGATAAAAATATAGTAAGGCAAAAAAGCAATGTAACTACTTTAATATCAATAGTTAAGTATAAAGAGTATCAAGCAAACGATAACGCAAACGAACACCAAACGATAAAGCAAACGAACACTAACAAGAATGTTAAGAATGAAAAGAATGAAAGAAGTATATTTATAGAACCTACTTTTAATGAAATACTTGAATATTGTACACAACGAAAAAACGGAGTTGATGTAAACAAATTTTTAAATTTTTATTCTTCTAAAGGTTGGATGGTTGGTAAAAATAAAATGATAGATTGGAAGGCTTGTGTAAGGACTTGGGAAAAACCAATAGAAATACAAGAAGTTAACGAACCTAAAAAATGGAAAGCACCGTGGAGTTAAATGGATATAAAATTACAGAAGCCGGAGACGTAATTACTCAACTATTTAAATATAGAGACAATTACAATAATAAAGGCAAATATTTAGGATTTAAAAGTTTGCACGAACATTATTCTATGAGTTTAGGAAATTGTACGGATTGGACAGGTTTCCCTATGAGCGGTAAAACGCAAGTATTAATGGAATGTTTAATGAACACTTCTAAATTTTATGCTTGGAAGCATTTAGTTTATTTCCCTGATGTTGGTTCTAATGTAGAAATAATTGCTGATTTAATACATAAGAAAACAGGCAAGAGTTTTAACCCATTAGATAGAAACACGATTGAAGACAAAGAAATAACACAAGCTATTGATTGGGTTTTAGAACATTTTAAGGTATTAACTAAAAAAGATGTTAAGGCAAAACTTACACCAATACAATTTTGGGATATGGCTGTTGAACTAAAAAAACACGATGAACTACACACAGCTTCAATTGATAGTTGGAAGGATTTAAACCACCCTTATAACGATTACGGTGGCTATGCACAATATTTAGAATATGTTTTGCCGTATAGAAACCAAATTGCAGAAGACAACGATTTACATTTGCATACAATTATACACCCTAAACTAACTGAAAAAGAAAACGGAAAAAGAAACGCTCCTGTTCCTTACGATTTAAAAGGTGGCAGCGAATGGTTTAATAGTGGTAAATGTATGATAACAGTACACAGGCAAGACCCTACATTTAATTTAGCTGAATTACACTTTAATAAAATTAAACCACGTTCAAACGGAAATATTGGAATGATTGAAATTTGGTTTGATAAAGAAAAATTGTGTTACTTTGAACAATCAAACCCTGCGCCTAATGTATATGAAAAAACTTTTGCTTGTAAACAAATAATTTAAAAACTAAAAAAATGGAACTAGAATTATTAAGTAGCAGAATTAATCTTAATCATACTTGTTTAAAATTAAAATTAAGTATTGATGAGATAAAAACGAAACATCCAAACCGAACTGATTTAATAAGTTCAATGCAGCAGTCTTTAATAGAAATTACACGAGCAATGGTTGTTTACCAAACGTTAGAAAAAGAATTTAGAATAACAAGACAAATTAATTTTGATCTGCAGCACATAAATTTAGAACTAAAACAGGATGTTAAAGACTTAAAAAAAATAATAGAATTTAATAACGCAGAACTTTGAAACAGATAACTAAAAAATGCTTTAATTGTAAAGAACAATTTACACCCTTCAACACCTTGCAAAAGTTTTGTTTAAAAAACGAATGTATAAAAGAAATGATCCAGGTACAAAAAAATAAAGAGTGGAATAAAAAGAAAAAAAAAATGATTGAAGACTTAAAAACTGCAAACGACTATTTAAAAATAGCACAACAGGTTTTTAATAAATACATAAGGCAACGTGATGCTGGTCTTAATTGTATTTCTTGCAACAAGCCTTGTAAAAAAGAAAATGCTGGACATTATTATTCGCAAGGCGGACACTCAAATGTTAGGTTTGACGAAGACAATGTACACTTACAATGCGAAGCGTGTAATACTTATTTAAGCGGCAATCTGTTAAACTATCAAATAGGTATAAAAGAACGAATAGGATCGCAAAGATTAATGGAACTTCAAGCAAAAGCACATGAAACAAAAAAATGGACAAAAGACGAATTAAAACAATTAATAGAATTTTATAAAAAAAATATAATAAAATAGCTATTTATTAAATAATTCTTTTTATATTTGTATCTAATTATTAACATAAAACAAACACTATGGAAACAAATGAATTTATTAATGATTTAGGAACCTCTGATTATGAAAGTTGGGTTTTAGTACAAAAAGCACATTTAAAAAATGCTTACAATGAGCAAGTTAATGAATGCGGATTTAACAAACAAACTGGGTATGTTTATATTGCATTAGAAAATGGAATACAAATTGCCTCTTGTTTTGGTCAAGATGTAGAATATATCAAATACAATTACAAAACAGATGAAGAATTATTTTATGAAGAATATACGGAAGCATTAAACAATTAATTAATAAAAACAAAAACTATGAAACATTTATTTAAAGCATTAGCAGAATTCCAACAAGAAGTACCAGTAATCCACAAAGCAACACAAGGTTATGGATACACCTACGCAGACCTTCCGAAAATTTTTGAAGTGATTAACCCGCTACTAAAAAAACACGGACTAGGATTTACACAACTAATTAACGGAACACAAATAGCAACCTGTTTATTTCACGTTGAAAGTGCAGAAAGTATAGAAAGCAAAATAGACATCCCGCAGGGAGTAATTTTAAAGGGCATGAATGAGTTTCAAGTATTAGGAAGCGCAATAACTTACTTAAGACGTTACGCTTTAAGTTCAATGCTTGGATTAGTAACAGACAAAGATACAGACGCAAGCGGCGAACAGGTAAAGCCAGAACCTAAAAAACCAGTTATTGACAACGCACGTTTTCAAAAAGCAATTGACGCAATAAGCAAAGGAGAATATACAATTGAGGAGCTAATAACAAAGTTTTCTTTGACTGAAGCACAACTAAAAATAATAACAGTATGAAGATACGTTGTTCAGCATTGGGGCGGTTAATGACCGCTCCACGTACCAAGACCGAGATATTAAGTAAAACAGCAAAGTCTTATATTCAAGAATTGGTATTAGAGGAAAAATTCGGCATTAAGAAGGAATTTAGTTCACGTTACACGGACAAAGGTTTACAATGCGAGGATGAAGCAATAAATTTAGTAAATGATATTTTAGGATTAGGATTTATATTTAAGAACGAAGAACATTTTGAAAATGATTGGATAACTGGAACTCCAGACGTAAACACGAATGAAATTTTATTAGACATAAAATGCAGTTACGAAGCTCACACGTTTCCGTTCTTTGAAGACGAAATACCTAGTAAAGATTATTTTTTCCAGTTACAGGGTTATTTATGGCTTACAAATAAAACTGAAGCGTTATTGTGTTATTGTTTAGTAAATACACCTTTAGAGATAGTTGAAGATGAAGTAAGGCGAGAACACTGGAAACATTTTAAAATTGACGAAGACGCAGAAATTAGGGAATATGTAGAAAAGAAACATAACTTTGATCATTTACCAGGTGTAACAAAAGTTAAAGTCTTTAAAGTTGAACGAGACGAAACAGTAATTTGGGAAATACAAAACAAAGTAGAGGAAGCAAGAATTTATTTTAATCAATTAATAGAAACAATATGAAAGAAAAAACAATAGCAATTATTTTAATTTTAATTGTTTACGGATTTGCTGCAATTGGTATTTATAAATTCTTTACTTGGTTGATATGACACCTAAAGAAAAAGCCGAAGATTTATTTTGGAAATATAGACCAATAATAGCGGGAAAACAATTTGTAACTGGTTTAGTATTAATGTCAGAAGCCAAAGAATTAACAAAACAATGTGCATTAATAGCAGTTGATACTGTTTTATGGATGGCATCACATTATGCTACAATTGATTATTGGAACGAAGTCAAACAAGAAATAGAAAAACTATGAACATACAAATACAAGACAAAAACGTTTTAAGCGTTATGGCTAAATTCAAAGAACGTTCAGAAGCAGGAATAAAGAAATACAAGACAACGTTAGAGCGAACAGATTTAACAACGTTAGAATGGCTTACACACGCACAAGAAGAGGCAATGGATTTTGTTCTATACTTGGAGCGATTGAAACACGAATACAAACAATCTAAATAAATAAAAATGGAAACAAGAAACAACACAGGAGCAATCTTTAAAAACGACAACAAAAAAGCCGAGAACCACCCAGACTACAAAGGCAAGGTTCTAGTCAACGGCAAAGAAATGGAAATAGCACTATGGCTTAAGACTTCCGCAAAGGGAGTTAATTATTTTAGCGCAAGTTTTAGTGAGCCATATATCAAAACAGATGAGCCACAAAATAAAGTTTTGGATGTAAATGACGATTTACCTTTTTAATTATGTTGATACAAGACGAGCAGTTACGAAAGGAAGTAAATAAACTTTTAAGGTTAAAAACACGAAACAGCATAGTAAAAGAAATACAGGGCAAAGGAAATAAATTTCATTTTTTCCAGCTTACAAACTTTTTGGAAGGCAAAGACGTTTCACTTTCAACGCTTAAAAAAATAGATTACTTCGTAAATAAATAAAATTTTCAAGTTAAAAACATAGGCGCAGACTTAATTGTTTGCGCTTTTTTGTTATACACAACTAATTGTTAATAAATTAATTTGGTTATTGTTGAAAAATTAATCATACATTTGCTTAATATCTAAACAATTAAAAATGACAATATTAATTTATATCGCAGTATCATGGTTTATCGTAAACTTTGAGCCATTACAACTACTGATTGACTCAATCTTTAGAAAAATTAGGTTTAGCAATCTAGCAATCTATCTACATTCCTCTGCTAGCTGTATCAAATGTATATCTTTTTGGCTAACATTAATTTGCACCTGGTCATTCATTGAAGCAACTATTGTAGCATTACTATCGTTTA